GTGACCGTAGTTGCCAGCCGCAGAGGCGTGACCGTAGTTGCCCGTTGTGTGCTGACCATTCCCCTGAAGTCTGGCCTTTTCGGCTACCCACTTCACGGCTCGTCGCGTCAGATCTCCGAGAGAAAGCTCAACATTGATGGTGATTTTGGCGGATGCCAGTTTGCTGTCTTCGCCTTCGCTGCCCTTGCTGATCTCGCCGCCAGCGGTGACTTCGGCAAATCGACTTCCGATTGGCGCATAGTAATTCCAGGTGTCGAGCGGATGCTCACAGGAGTGAAATCCGCCGGAAGTACCGCAGCGAACGACCTTGCCAGGGTGGATGTAAGTCCCGCCGATCTCGTATTGAAAGTCGCGGCATTTCCAGTCGGCGCCGAACCCCTTGAAGGTTGTCAGTTCTACGGGGGAGGTTGTCAGCTCAGTCGGCGTCTCGACGACGGCGACAACGGCTTCGATTTCAGGCGCAGCAACGGTCTTCACGGCTCTTTTGGCCATAGGTTGGTCTCCTCAGGTGTGGTGATTGGGTGATTGGTGAAACGCAGGCGAGGATGGTAACCCCGTCGGCGGTATTGTTCGATTACTCTGCAGCTTCAGCGAACGATCCGGGATATGCGCCCTCGGCGTCCTTAAGCTCATATCCATACTTCACGAACGCATCATGCAGTTTCGTGACGAGGTGATCAGGCATCTTCTCTCGCTCGGCTTTGCATGTCGGCGTACGCCACCAGTTAGCCAAGTCTGCAACCGTCTTCTTCGATCGCATGATGCGATCAAGACGGACGTATTCGGGGCCATCGCCCGCGACTTGCTGGATCCTTGGCTTTGCCGCAGGCTTGACAGGTTCCGGCTGCTTGGCTTTGGCGGCAGCAGGACGTGGTGCGCCACGGATATAATCCCAAGGGCTTGCCTGCCACTTCTTCCAGAATTTCTTGCCGTCTTTTTCGTAGAACTCGCATGGCACCCAAGGCGACTCGATGTCGTATAGGTAACGGCCAATGCCCCACTTGACGGCGGCGCGCTTCAAACTGTCCGAGATCGCGCCCTTTTCAGCTTCGAAATCGCTGTCGCCGGCGCCGTCTGCTTTCGCGATCCACTCATTGCCGACGCGGATGGACAAGTAGCAGACCGTGCGAGATCCGTGGAATTCGTAGCGGTCCTGCCAGTTCTCGGGACTGCACATTTCATCGAGGCGGTTCATCACGTCGCGCGCATCGATGTAGGCGAGGGCGAGAGCTTTATCGCCATCCCTGGTCATGTTCTGTGCGCGCCAACTGATGACGTCGCGCGGAAACTCGTCGGATAGGCGCCGGATGTCTTCGATCGTCAACATCACAGCACCTTTTCCTCGACGATGGTGAACCCAGGGATTTCGCGCTTGCCGGAGGCAGAGCGGACTTCCTTTGTGGCGAGCTCGAGAATGAACGCCATCAGATCCTCATTGCGCTCCTTCCACACCCACGCGGCAGCAAGCTTGGCGTCGACCAGTTGCGGCGTGCGAATGGTGCGCAGGCTTGTCGCACGCTCTTGACCTTTCGCATGCGCCTTCGAATTCTCGGCGCGTGTCGCCGTAGTGCTGGCTTGCCTCGCGACCTGGACAAGGGTTTCCGCCTCTTCGCGCTGTGCGAGGTTGGCGGGGTCGCGTTGGCGCATGGCCTCCATTGCCTCGTTGTGCAGGCGGTCAGCTTCTTCGCGGGCAAGACGTGCCGTTTCCTGTTGCTGTCGGTCGAGCTCGAGAAGGTATGGCCGCAGCGCGTCGTTGCAGGCCTTCTCAGCGCGGATAGCGATCCCGACGACGGTCTTGTTGTTGCCGATAAGCTCGTTGTAGCGCGCCTGGATCTCCTTGACGGTATCCTGATGCGGCGTGATCTCCTTCACGCGGATATCCTCGGCTGCCGCGGTGGCAGCCTTGATCGCGCTTTTCAACGTGTTGATTGCGTCTGCCTGGTCCTGATGTTCGACGGGCGTGCCGTCAAGCCAGAGCTTTGCCTCTTCATAGAGGTCGACGATATTCACGCGCACGGCATCAAATGCTGCCGCAAACGGATCGATAGGCGCGGTCAGCAGGCCGATCGCGACCGCGGCGTTTGCGTCTACGGCAACATCGATCGGCGTTTCTTCCGGAGGATTGTTTCCGCCGATTATCGCGCGGGGGTTTTGCGTCGAGATAGTCTTCGTCATCACGTTCATTGCATGCACCTCACTGATTTGAGAAATGGAGATCCAGCGTCCCGGCGCAGCGAATGCGCCAGAACTTCGCGTGGTCAGGAGACCAATTGGAGGCGAGGGCGAGAGACGCGCTGAGACGCCCATTCGAGCGCCGCGTGGCGGCCGTACGTGGTCTTGTCGTCTTCGATGACCTTCGCGATGCGCTTGAACAGTTCGCCCTCGAAACCGCTGGCGCTGTTCACCGAGCTCGGCCGGCGCAAGACTGCGCCACCGTCAAGGCGGATCAACGAGACGTAGAAATCGCCGTCTCGATTATCCTTGAGCGTAGCGACGCCGTAGAGCAGGAGACCAACATCATCTTTGTCACAGACCGGGATCTGCAGTTCATCGAAGAGGAAATCCATGACCGGTTCCCTAAGAAAGGTGCGAAGCGTAAGTCGCCCACATCGTGACAGCGGCGACGAATGCCGCGAGCGCGATGCCAGCGGCAACGTCCTCGAGAAAATCGCGAAGCGTCATGGTGCGTCACCCCCGAACAAAACATCGCCGGGCTCGTAGCCGTCACCGACAGAAACCCTGAGTGCGAAGACGTCAAAGCGACGGCCAGTCAGGCCGTGCAGACGCTCCGCCTCGGTAATTGCGGACTCCTCGGAGGGGTGCTCGAACGGCATGCGGCCGGCCAAGATCGCGCCAGTCTTGATGCGACCGGTGCGACGACCGCGACCAAATACGAAAAAGCCACCGCCAACTTTTTCATTGCGGCGTGGCTTGCTGTGGCCCTTGGATTTGTGGTCTGGCTTCGCAAAAGGCTCGGCGCTGGCAGCTGCAGCTGCGGTGGGCACGTATTCTTCGTCGAGAATGATATGCTGTGGTCTGATGTTCATGACCGTCTCCTCAAGTGCTGCGCAACGGCAGCGTGGTGTCGGCCAGGGTGCGGCCGTGAGGAGAGCGTATGCCTACCATTTTACAATGTCAACGACAAAATGGTAAAATTTAATATTTGCCCGCCAGAACGATTGGATGGATGCTTACCACTTCATCGCGTTCAAAGCTTAATTGTGATTCTGGATTATATTGACGCAGAGTTAGCTTATTGCCAGACCAACCAACGAACTCCTTGATATAGCCGCGCGGTGGCGCGTCTTCTTCATCAGGATGGATCTGAACAATAACATCGTCGCCACGACGAGGCGGCTTCCCAGGATGGATAAATACAGTTTCTCCGGGCCGATATCGCGGCGACATGGATTCGCCGTTCACAAACGCAGCATAGGCCCCAGATACATTCTCCAATGAAGGCGGGCAGGCGACGTAATCCAGAATCGTCCCGTTGAAGATAAAGTCGCCATTGGTGCCCCCGGCGGCTTCCCCAAGAACCGGCAATAACTTGCCGAGACGTGTCGGTTGCTGCAACTTGGTGGGATCAATTCGTGCATTTGGGCCAAAAATTTCATCTATCGTCGATAGATCCTCCTTCCGGCGGCGCAATTGTTCCGACGTGACGGGAATGATGCTTCGAGGCAAACGCGTTGTTTTTCCAGACTCTCGTCCAGCCTCAATCATCAGTTCACGCATGACTGCTTCTGGAATCTGCAACTCACGCGCTATTTCACGCCACTTACGAGGCGCAGCAACATCACCACTAAAGAGCGCGCTAATGCTCTGTTGCAACATCCCAGTGCGATCGGCCAGGTCTGTCTGGCTTATTCCAAGCTCGGCGGCCTTCGTCGACAGCAGGTCAGAAAGTCGGCTCATTAAATAAGTCCTCAATTTATCAACTACTTACCAATTAATCGCACAATATACAAACAATTTTATTGACTGCTAAGAATTGTAGATGGTAATGTTGAAATTGTAAACAACGCAGATGATTTGAGAGTACAGCGTTAAAACAGAAAATTACCGGCGCAGGGCGTGCCGGCCAAGGGAGTAGAAAACGATGCGTCATAATATGGATCAGGCTGGAAGAAGAGTTGAAGCGAAAGGTCGGGACCCGCCGAGAAGAAGACGCTGGCCGCAGATAATGCGGCTGGCGTTTTTTGTGTTCTGCATGAAGTAGAAGCACCAATTCCCCGCGACGACCCGAAGGCCGGCACCACCCGCTTAGCGTCGTGGGGAAATCAGTTCGTACTATCTCGGGGAGGAGACTAGCTGACGCTGGTCAGACCCGGAGTTCCATATCGCCACCACAGCGACGTCGGGTGTCTACCAACATTCGACAAATTTGTCAAGGCCGCATGGTCACCAAACCTGCGCGCTTTACGAAGCAACTCTCTCTGAGAGAACGATGACATGCACAGCTTCAATATCCCGTATCGTCATCGACCCGCCGGTCAACCGCTCGATGATCGCAGAGTTGCCATCAATCGAAGCCAGGCGACCAAGCCACGCGACGCCACCCTTGGCGTGGACGATCACTTCGTTGCCAACCTTTGGCCAGACGGATGGGTCTATCCATGCCTTCGTGCCGACGAGGAGGGCGGGCTCCATCACTTTCGTATCTATCAGAATGCAGTAGCGACCTTCTGGAATGCGCTTGCGGCCCACATTGAACGCTTCAAATGCATATTTGCCCTCTTTGCGATCCGAAACGCGACCGTAGACACGCGCCGTCGCAAGGGCGCCAACTCTCGGAATTTTGGATGTTCCAGCAGATTCGGTTGCCTCGTCGACGAGCTCGCGCACCATGTCGGTCGAGATGCTGAGGAATTGCCCGATGCTCGCAAACATGTGGGGTCGCGGCAGGCTGCCCATTTTCCACCGGCTGAATGTCTGCTGAAGCCAATTATGGTTTTCGGCAATCTCTCGATCGGTCAGCCCACGCTTGGTCTGCTCGTTCGTGAGCATTTGCGCGAAGCGCGATTTGCCAGTCGAGCGCGACGCCATTTCACACCTTGCCCAGGAGGTCTTGTTTACACTACACATTGACTTATTACAAATTTGTCAAGGCGTCAACCAACGCCAGGCAATGACGGTTTCGGCCGCAATCACCACCAGCATGAGGAGATATGATGGACAACAGCGTGCATGACATAACCCGAGCGCTCAGAGAAGAGGGGCTTTCCCTTCGAGCGATCGGCGAGAAACTAGGCGTAAGCCATCAGACGGTTTATTTCCGTCTCGGCGGCAGCCGCACACCGCTCCGCAAGGCGCCTCGCGTTGCAGCCAATGACAACAAGACAATCAAGATGATGCCTCACAACGGCGGTTGCTCGACGACCAGCGGCAAGCTGCCGGTGAGCGTGGCCCGCACTGCAGAGCAGGTGGCGGCGTGACGGATGCTTGCGACGATTGCGGCCGTATTTTTTACGCGTACGGCGACCGCGTGCGGCTCGTGCAGAACCATCTTCTGACCGGCCAAGTCATCGGCGAGATGGATTGGCACGGCAAATACAACGTCCGTCTCGGCGGTACCGTCACCGCGGCATGGTTTGAAGAGTGCGAGCTCGAACCTGATCCGGAATTCTACGAACCGGGAGGCGCTGCAAGGCCACCTGTTCCGGAGGAAGATTCCGCGAAGGACAACAACGTTATTTCGCTGGCCGAGCGCCGCGCGGTAGGAGGGATTCACTGATGGGAAAGTTCAAAGTTGGGGATCGCGTGCGATGCGTGAAGCGCTACACAGGAGCGTTTACCGTCGGCAAAGAATACACCGTCGCATATTACGAGCCTGCCGAACATCGCATTGGTGTCGTAACCGCCGATCATGGTGACAACGACGGCATTGATGCCAGCTATTTCGAACTCGCCGTCGCCAAGTGGGAGCATAAGGTCGGCGACCGAGTGCGGTCTCTGGTGAGCCCTGAAAAAGGAATCGGAACCATAGTGAAGAACGAAGCCGACGGCTTCAATTCGTATGGCCATACGATGGTGAAGTTCGACAACTGGCGTATGGGGCACAACGGCGTTGACTTGCTGGGCAATACCGGAGGCAGTCACTGGCTAATCTACCCAAGCGAACTCGAACTCGTGCCGACCGTTGCAGACGCTGGCGGCGGCTTCAAGGCTGGCGACCGCATTCGATGCATCAGGAACCCGGCAGGCGAGCAATGCCTGATCGGCGACCAGTTCGTTGCAGTTGCGCGCGGCAAAGGGAGCGGCTTTGCATCATCCGTTCACTATACCAGCAAGGATGGCCGCAAGACCTGGCGCCCTGGTGAATATTTCGAGCTTGTCACTGCACCAGCCACCTTCACCATCGAATCCGGCAAGTTCTACAAGACCCGCGACGGCCGCAAGGTCGGGCCGATTGCGCTCGGCACAAGCGGTCCTCGTCATTGGATTGCACCCGTGATGGATGACGTCTACGCCTCATCTTGGTATCAGGACGGCGCATTCTATTCCGGAGAGCAATTCAGGCTAGATCTCGTCGCCGAATGGGGTGAAGAGCCAGCCGTAACCACGCCCGTCGCCGCCGTGCCAACCGCCATCGTCGCCGTGATCGAGGACGGCGTGCCTAAGCCCGCAACCAAGCCGTTCGTGCATACAACGGCAGAAGCCGCAACGGCAGAAGCGGAACGACTTGCACTTCTGCATGCCGGCTCCGAATTCGGCGTGTTCACGTTGGCGACCAGCCGCGTTGCGGACATCGTCAAGGAGACTGTGACTCGCACTGTGCTGCGCGCCGCCTAACGCCACCACCAAACACACCACAGCAACGCCGTGCGCCCACCAAGCGCACGGCCAGAGGAGACCATTATGTCAAGACAGTCAGATCGCGCGAGAGCGCGACGTCAAGCCAAGATCGATACGGCAGGAAACTTTAAGCCCGGCTATCCAGCTGGCCGATACGTTCCCGTCATGGCGCGCGGCAAGACCTATGCGCCGAACGGCAAGCAAGAGGTCGCGCGCCGCCTGCGGCAGGCCATCCTACAGGCTGCAGCATGACCAAGACATCAAGGAAAGACCCACCACTCACAGCACCGCCGCTCGACTACGTCCCGTTCGAGCGTCTCAGCGTTCCCGGGTACGCCACGCCAACGCAATACAAGCCGCCGTCGCTTCGTCGGGCGGGCATCGCCGCGTCGATCGTTGGACTTGCCGGCGTCTTCGTGTTCCTGGCTCCGATAGCCGCCGTCGGCATTCTGGCGATGTGCGGCGCGATCTGGGTCGGCGGGAAGATCGCCGACAGGCTCAACGCCTATGACCATGAATAGCGTTCTCAGCACCGTATGGCCATCGCCGCCCGACTGGCGACTGATCTTCTATTTCGCAGCGCTGCTGACGGTGCTCGCGCTGGTATTTCACAATTAGGAGGACCGAATGGCAATAAGCCTTGGGAGTTTGAACTCCACGAGAAACAACAAGCCGCCGATCGGGGTGATCTATGGCGTCCACGGCGTCGGCAAAACGCAGCTGGCGTCCGAATTCCCTGATCCGTACTACCTGACGACCCTTGGAGAGGAACCGCCAGACGACGTCGAGATGTTTTCGCCGGGTAGCGCGGAGAGTTTTGAGGACATCCTCGACGTTATCGGCTGGCTGCTCACCGAAGAGCACGATCGCAAGACGCTCATTCTCGACAGTGTCGACGGCGCCGAAAATCTCGTCTGGGGCGCAACGTGCCGACGCCTCGGTCTCAACAGCATCGAAGACGCCGGCTTTGGCAAGGGCTATGTCGAGGCGGACACGGAGTGGCGCGAGCTGCTGTCCGGTCTGCAGGCGCTTCGCGAAGCTGGTATTGCTGTCGTCTTGCTGGCGCACACCGAGATCACCAGGTTCGATAGCCCGACCAGCGATCCATACAGCCGATACGGCATCAAACTCCACAAGCGCGCGTCGGCGCTGGTGCAGGAAACGGCGCAATTCGTCGGCTTCGTCAACTACCGGCACACCCTCAAGGAAAAGGAAGTCGGCTTCAACAAGAAGGTTTCGCACGCCGAGGGCAGCGGCGAGCGCCAGATCCACCTCGAGGAACGGCCAGGCTTTCTCGCGAAGTCGCGATACGGCACGCCGGCGTCCATCACCTTCCGAAAGGGCAAGGGATGGGATGAACTTGCCAAATATATGCCGGCGCCTGTGGGGATGGCGGCATGAAATTTCGGACGGGCAAGAAAGAACGCGAGGCGAAGCGACGAGCCAATTATCGCGCGATGATCGAGCGTTACTGCGGCTGGCATCGCTGGTTTGCGTGGATCCCGATCGACGTTGGCAACGACGAGATTATCTGGCTCGAAATCGTTGAGCGGCGATTTGCTTATGTCGACGCTTACACACTGTCACCGAGCAATCCAATCTACCGCTCAATCTAACCACCACCACACGAAGGAGACTAGCATGGCGAAAATCGGCAACAACTACGAAGCTGATTACGAGAACACCGAGAAACAGGGCGGCGGAGGTATCTTGCCGCACATGTACGCGCTGTTGCAGGCTGAGGCCATCAACTTGCCGGACACAAAGGACGGCAAGGGCGTTCAGGCTGAAATCACGTTCGAGGTCGTGGAGCCGGCGGAATTCAAGGGACGCAAGTTCTGGGCATATTGGACGATCGCCCACTCCGACGGTTACCAACACGGCGCCTACAAGTACGGAAAACCGATGATGGACAGATTTGGTCGAGCAGTCGGAGAGAGGATCGACGCCGGCACAGATACGGACGATCTGCTCTTTAAGACATTCGTCGCCGAAATCGGCATTCAGATCGGAAACGCCAACCCGGCTGGCGGCTTCTACAAGGACAAGAACCAAATCGAACGGTTCTATTACTCTGACGCCGACGCCAAAGAAGCCATCCCTGAGCTCGGCCTGATCGGCGATGGTACTCAGGGGAAGAAGCAAAACGATAACGCGCCGGCCGCCGCCAACGACAACAAGCCGACTACTCGCCAGCCTGCCAACAATAACCGTCAGGCAGCACCTGCTGCGGCTGCGGCGACTGGTGGGGCGCGCAGGCCGTGGGGCGCCAAGTAACTGATTGCGGGCCGCCGCGCCATGGCGGCCCGATCACCACAAGAGGAGAAGAAGAAAATGCGCGATCTTATGATCGATATCGAGACACTCGGCACGGCGCCGGGGAGCGTAATTTTGAGCATAGGCGCCACGGCGTTTGATGCTGAGACAGGAGAGTTCGGCGAGTATTTCTATGCTGCGATTGATCCGCAGTCGGCTGTCGCATCTGGCCTTACGTTGGACGTATCCACCGTGAAATGGTGGATGGAGCAATCGGCTGAGGCGCGAGCAGACGCATTCTCTGGCACCAGACTTTTTGGTTTGGTGCTCGGTGAATTCGGCGATTACGTCCGACGCGTCGATGCAAGTCGCGTCTGGGCAAAGCCGCCATCCTTTGACGTGGTGCTGTTGGAATCGGCATTTCGAGCATGCTCAATCCTTATTCCTTGGAGTTATCGTACGCCGCGCGATTGTCGAACCTTGTTTGATATCACCGGAGCAGTTCAGCCCGAAGTCGGTACGGCACACAACGCGCTCGATGATGCCAAGTCGCAGGCTCTTGGCGTGATCGATGCCTACCGCATCCTCGCATCCCGGTCAGCATCTTAACTACCGCCGTACGGTCACCAGCCGTGCGGCAACCACCACAATGAGGAGACCATAATGCAGCTTTCCATAAGTCGCGCCGATCTCTCGCGCGTCATGACCAACGTCGGTCGCGTCGTCGAGGCACGCAACACAATTCCAATCCTGTCCAGCGTCCTGCTAACCGCCAGCGACGGCCGCCTGACGATATCTGGCACCGATCTCGACATCATGGCTACAGCAAGCACCGATGCTGACGTATCGACGCCAGGCGCCATTTGCGTCGATGCGAAGCTGCTCGGCGATATCGTCAAGAAGGCCGGAGACAGCGACGTCACCATGTCTCTGGCTGGCGACAAGCTGACCGTCAAATCAGGACGCAGCAAATTCACGCTGCAGACACTTCCGGCAGACGACTTTCCGGACCTGAAAGACGACGACTTCAAGACGGAATTCGAGATCGATCTTGCTGCGCTCTTCGCCCCGTGCGCCTTTGCGATCTCAAACGAGGAAGTGCGATACTATCTGAACGGCGTCTTCTTCATCGCCGACGACGGTTTCATGACGGCGGTCGCCACCGACGGACATCGGCTTGCGCGCCACCGCCAACCTTCCACCGAAAGTTTCACCGGCGTCATCGTGCCACGCAAGACCGTCGGCATGCTTCCGAAGGGTATCGTCACTGTTGCGGTCTCAGAAACCAAGATCCGCATTCGTGCCGGCGACTTCTTGCTGGTTTCAAAGCTGATCGACGGGACGTATCCGGATTATGAGCGCGTCGTTCCGAAATCGAATGACAAGCTGATCACGGTCGATCGGGACGCTATCTTGAAGGCTGCCGATCGAGTGGCGTCGATTTCGTCGGAGCGTGGCCGTGCCGTCAAACTCAGCATCGCGCCAGGATCCGTCGAGCTATCCGCGCGCTCGGATGTCGGGCAGGCTGAGGACGAGGTCGCCGCTGAATACACTGGCGAGCCGATAGATATCGGTTTCAACTCGGTCTACCTGCGCGATCTGCTGAGCGTGCTGCCAAGCGGTCCTGTTGTCATTGCGCTGGCGGACAATGGCTCGCCTGGTCTTGTCACGTCGCCGGCGTTCGATGGGCTGACCCTCGTTGCCATGCCTATGCGTGTGTGACCATGACCGACCGCTACCACCCCGCCAACACTACTGAGGGCGCTCAATTCGAGCGCTCTTGGTGCCGCCATTGCCTCAACGACAAGTGGCCAGACTGGGAAGACGAGTTCGGAAACGACGTTCCCGGCCATTGCCCGATCTTGGATATCGCCCAGTACGCATCGCCACCCGAATTGGTCGTGCGGGATGGCGTGCCGACGTGCTTGGCCTACGAAGAAGACCCGACCAATCCGGCACGCTGCTTGACGACTTTGGAGATGTTTTAACTTGGCACCACTTCCTCGCATTAGCGCACCGGTAGCCATTCCGCCGAAGTCGGGCAAGGCTAACAACGTGCCCGTCACAGCTGAGTATCTGCAGAGCCGCGCCATCCGCTCGATCGCCCTCGGATACGGCAAGCCGAAGTATATCCAGTTCTGCGAACGCGCGCTTGCGTCCGGCATGCGGGTTCAGCTTTACGAGGCGCGTCACACCGCATCGAAATATGTGACCCTACGGGCGGGAGGTCGTCAGTTCAAAGTCCGGTTCTCGAACCACAAGCCGATACCATCCCGAGAAGTTGGTGGAGATTGTGACTTCTTCGTCGGCGTCACAAATCTGGCGGTTACCACGACCGATCAGGCTTTTGCTGCGGCTATGTCTTACTTTGGGCAGGTGCTCTAATGGTGCCCATCCCCAAAGTCACGCCATCGACGCTCCGCGCTGTGCAAGAAGCCCTAGAATCCAGCGATGACGAATGGGAATCTGTCGGCGTGCCGGCTGGTGACATCGGCGTCGAGTGCGATCGCGCCATATGGCTTGCTTTCCGGCGTGCTTCCGTTCCCGAGACGATCGACTGGCGCAAGCGTCGCATCTTCGAACGAGGAACCATTGAGGAAACACGACTTCTCGATCTGTTGCGCATGGTCGGTTGCGAAGTCTGGGGAGAGCAAGACCGCGTGCGGGCTGCTGGCGGACATCTCCGCGGCAAGATCGACGGTCGCGCGCTTGGTTTGCTGGAAGCTCCGAAGACCGAGCACATAATCGAATGCAAGTCGGCAAAGCAGGAAGTCTTTCGCAAGGTCCACAAGGAAGGCGTCCGCAAAGGCAAGCCGGAGCACCACGCGACGTTCCAATTCTACATGCACGGCCTCGGCGTCGATCGTGTCTACTATCTCATGTCGAATAAGAACGATGAGGATCTACATTTCGAGCGCGTCAACTATGACTTCGAATTCGCAGCCCGTGCCGTCGCCAGGATTGAGCGCATTATTACGCTACCAGAGCCACCAAGCCGTCTTTGCACGAAGCGGGACGACTTCCACGGCATGTTCTGCCGACAGGCTGCGGTTTGCTGGGGAGAAGAAAAGCCACGGGCTCACTGCCGATCGTGCATCCATTCCACGCCACTGATGGACGGTAACGCCGGATGGGATTGCAGTCGTTGGCAGAAGCCGCTGTCGCTCGACGAGCAGGACGCGGGCTGTCCGGCACATCTTTTCATTCCCGTCATGCTCGTCGGCCTCGAACAGATCGACGTCGACCAGGACGCCGAGACCATCACATACCGCCGCCCAGACGGCAGCATTTATATCGACGGCGCCACCAACGCCTAATGATCCAAATATGGCGCATAAAGCCGCCTAATGTCGCAAATATCGACCATTTGCCCACCACAGAGGAGACTTAAGTGACCACACCTGCCAACGACAACCGACCACGACCGCCAGAATTCGACGCCCGACTAATGGAATACCTGCCTGGCATGCGAAAGCTTGCCGGCAAATACCGGCGTGACCGCGAACAGCGAGACGATCTCGTCACCGACACGATCGCCAAGTGCCTGGAGACTTGGGAGAACTACCGGGAAGACGGCGGTTTTTGGAACTGGATATATTGGGCAATGCGCGGCGTCATGAGCAAGGAACGGGATGCACGCAAGAGAAAACTTCGGATCGTAGACGATCCAGAGGGCCACTGGGCTGCGACCATCGGCATGGCGCCGACCCAGCTGAAGCACGTTGAGCTATCGCAGACGCTTGACGAGATGAAGGGCCGAGAAGGCGACATCTTGATGCGACGCGCGATGGGCGAGAGGCTTTGTGAAATCGGAGCCACTCTCGGCGTTTGCAAGGAACGAGTTCGGCAGATCGAAAAGCGCGAGCGCCAACGCCTAATCGCGCATGCGGTGGCAGCATGAAGAGCGCGCGACCAGCCAACGACAACCGGTTCCCAAAGGACATCATCACCGTTGAGCAGCTGACCGCTCTTCTCGACTCTGGTTGGATCGTCGTTCGCCATGATGCCATCCGCCTAGCTCAGTCGCATGCGGTCGACGAGGTGCGCGCAAAAATCGAGCGGAGCGCGGCCAATGCTTAAGCTGCGGCCGTACCAGGAAGAGGCGGAAGACGCCGTCTTCGATTATTGGTCCAACGAACCCGGCAACCCACTAGTCGACCTCGCAACCGGCTGCGGCAAGTCTCTAGTCATGGCGTCGCTCATCAAGCGCCTGGTCGAAGGCTGGCCTGATATGCGTATATTAGTAGCTACTCATGTAGCGGAATTAATAGAACAGAACTATCTCGAGCTGGTCGGAATCTGGCCGTTCGCCCCGGCAGGTATTTATTCGGCCGGTCTTGGCAGGCGCGATGCGCGTAGCCAGATCGTTTTCGCGGGTATCCAGACCGTGCACAATAAAGCGCATCAGATCGGGCATATCGACGTGCTGATGGTCGACGAGTGCCACCTCATTCCAGCCAACAGCGACACAATGTACGGTCGTTTCATCGCCGCGCTTTTCGAAATCAATCCAGATATCAAAGTAGTCGGCTTGACGGCTACTCCGTACAGACTCGATAGCGGTCGGCTCGATGAGGGCGACAATCGGATGTTCGACGAGGTCGTCTATACCTACGGCATCGGCGACGGTGTCCGCGATGGCTACCTAACGCCACTGTCATCGAAGCACACAGCGACCAGCTTCGACATGAAGGGCGTTGGCAAACTTGGTGGCGACTACAAGCAGTCGGCACTTCAGGCCGCAGTCGACCGTTTCGACGTGACGCGGTCGGCTGTTGACGAGATTGTCGCCAAAGGCGCCGATCGCCGGTCCTGGCTATGCTTCTGCTCTGGCGTCGAGCATGCCGAGCACGTGCGCGACGAGATACGCTCGCGTGGCATAAGCTGCGAAACCATTACCGGCGAAACCGCGAAAGACGAGCGTCGGCGCATCATTGAGGATTTCAAGAACTATCGCATTCGCGCGCTGACTAATAACTCCGTCCTGACGACCGGCTTCAATCACAAGGGCGTCGATTTGATCGCAGCTCTGCGGCCCACCCTGTCCGTCTCCCTCTACGTTCAGATGATGGGGAGAGGGACGCGGCCGCTTTACGCACCGGGCATGCCGCTCGGGACGCCCGAACAGCGCGTTGCCGCCATTCGATCTGGCCCGAAGCCGTCATGCCTGGTGCTGGACTTCGCTGGGCTAGTGAATAAACACGGTCCTGTCGACATGGTGCAGCCAAAGACGCCTGGCAAGGGCGATGGCGACGCGCCTATCAAGATCTGTCCGCTTGCCGTCGACGAGAACGGCAACCCATCTGAGCCTGACAAGAATGGCAATCATGGATGCGGTGAGAAAGTTCACGCGTCGGCGCGGGTCTGCCCATGCTGTGAATACGAGTTCGACATTGACGACAGCCCAAAAATCTCTGGCAGTGCGGCCGACGTGCCAATCATGACGATGGCCGAACCGGAAGCACGCAAGGTTGGCAGCCGCACGTTCCGTTTCCACGAGGGGAAGGGCGATAAACCTCCAACCGTGAAAGTAACGTATATGGTCGGCGTCACGCCTATCAACGAGTGGATATGCCCTGAGCACAAGGGCTTCGCGAAGACAAAGGCCGACCGCTACTGGCTTGCGCACGGCGGCCAGAGGCCATTTCCGGCTACGCCCATCGAGTGGATTCAGCGCCAGGGCGAGCTTGCCGAGACGGCCGAAATCATGGTGAAGCCTCGCGATCGGTATTGGGATGTTCTCAGTCATGTGGTCGGAGCACACGCACAGGCCAATGACAACACGCCGGATGCCGCTAACGACAATGCGAAGCCAGCACGAGACTGGGAATGGGAAATGGACGACGACATTCCCTTCTGACGTTCTTGACAAATTTGTAAGTTTACAAGAATGTGCATGCTACCAACTGCACCACGAATGAGGAGACGAATATGGACAAGAGAAGATGACTGCCGCTCCCTAGTGCGCAGTCGCTGACCAGATTTTGTATACAGATTTCGGACGTCCACAACGAGTAGTCGCTGCAACTATTGCGCATCTGAAATGCGCGATAGTTATGTCCTTTGTCCTAGGACACCACCACCCGCGCGCCACCAACGCGCGGTCACCACCACAGTCTGAGGAGACGAGATGCAAACCAACGTTGCGCCAAGTGCGCAAGCGGATGCCTATGCCGCGTTCTTGGCCAGAAAGGCGATCCTCGATCCGCCAACTGGCCTATCGGAGATTCCGGATCTGCCCGCAGGGCTGTTTCCATTTCAGCGAGACATCGTGACATGGGCGCTCAAGCGCGGTCGGGCGGCGTTGTTTGCTGGCACTGGTCTCGGCAAGAGCTTCATGGAGCTTGCGTGGGGACAAGCCGTGCACCACGCGACGCAGGGCGACGTCCTGCATTTCGCGCCGCTAGCAGTCGCCGCGCAGATGGTGCGCGAGGCTGAGAAGTTTGGCATCCCTGCTAGGCATGTCCGGTCGCAAGCCGATTGCGGCCCGGGCATCAACATCACCAATTACCAGAAGATTGAACACTTCGATCTCAACGAGTTCGGCGGCGTGATCCTCGATGAGAGCAGCATCCTCAAGTCAGAGTCAGGTCACTATCGCAACGAGTTGGTCGATGCCTGCCACAACATCCCATTCCGGCTGTCGGCCACGGCGACCCCGTCACCGAACGACTACATGGAGCTGGGCAACCAGGCTGAGTTCCTCGGCATCATGTCCTATTCCGACATGCTAGCGACGTTCTTCACCCACGATGGTGGTGAGACGCAGAAGTGGCGCTTGAAGGGTCATGCCGAGAACGATTTCTGGCGGTGGATGGCTTCGTGGTCAGTCCTACTGCAGAAGCCGTCCGATCTCGGATACGAGGACGGCGCGTATGATCTGCCGGCTTTGCATCAAATTCACCATACGGTGACAACTGCGCCAGACGGTATCGACCTGATCGGCGGAACTGCTTCGACGATGCAAGAGCGTATCAGGGCACGGCGAGACAGCGTGTTGGAAAGGTGCGCAGCAGCGGTTGATGTCGTGCCTAAAGACGGGCTGCCGTGCATCTTTTGGTGCAATCTCAATGCTGAACAGGATGCGTTGGAGAAGTTGCTTGGCGATGCCGCCATTTCAATCCGCGGCACGCAAAAAGACGAATTGAAGGAAAGCCTACTGTTCTCTTGGCTCGCTGGCGACAAGCCAAACATCATCTTGAAGCCGTCAATGTTCGGATGGGGCCTGAATTTTCAGCACTGCCGACGCATGGCGTTCGTCGGGCTCAATGACAGCTGGGAGCAAATATTCCAAGCCGTTCGTCGATGCTGGAGGTTCGGCCAGACTGGCGAAGTCTTCGCTTGGTTCATCGCGGCCGATACGGAAGGCGCGGTCGTCGCCAACCTGAAACGCAAGGAAGCCGACGCCGATCGCATGGCCGCAGCGATGGTTTTGCACACGGCAAACATCACCAAGCAAGCCATCAACTCGCAGGTTCGCGACAAGGCCACCTACGACCCGAAGATCCCAATGCAGATCCCCACATGGCTAGGAGGCGCCCAATGACAGTGACCGCAGCAACCGTGACCGCAGATATCAACACTGTGAACCAGGTCATCACCGACAAGTACGCGATCTACGAGGGCGACTCGTGCGAACTGATCCGCGCCATCCCCGGCGACAGCGTCCATTTCGGAATTCACTCTCCGCCGTTCGAGGGTCTCTATAAATTTTCGAGCTTCGACCGAGACATCAGCAACAACGAAGGCTCTGGTTTCTGGACGCACTATGCGTTCCTGATTCAGGAACTCCTCCGCGTCACCAAGCCCGGTCGTATCCATTCCGTCCATTGCATGCAGCTGCCGACAAGCAAGAGAAGAAACGGCTTCATCGGTATGCGCGACTTCCGCGGCGAGATCATTCGCGCCTACGAAGACGCCGGATGGATCTTCCATTCCGAAGTCTGCATCTGGAAAGACCCTGTCGTCGCGCAGCAGCGCACCAAGTCCATTCGACTGCTGCACAAGCAGGTCACGAAGGATAGCTGCATCAGCGGCCAGGGGCTTGCCGATTACATCGTTTCGTTCCGCAAGCCCGGTGAGAATATCGAGCCCGTCGACGGCATGTTTGATGCGTTCGTTGGTTCACAGGCCGGCGAAGATGGCGGCCTTGACGTTAGCCGCGAGGCTTACGATCGGCACGCGGCTGACACGATCGCCGAAGGCCGCACGCCTTGGAGCTTTGAGCAATGGCGTTCCGTGTTCGTCTGGCAGCGCTACGCGTCGCCGGTGTGGAGCGACATTCGTCAGACGCGCACCCTGCAATATCGTGGCGGCCGGGACGAGCAGGACGAGCAGCATATCTCGCCGCTGCAACTGGACGTGATCGAGCGGTGCATCGATCTGTGGAGCCTGCCTGGCGAAGTCGTTCTGACACCATTCCTTGGCATCGGCAGCGAGGTCTATTCCGCCGTCGAGATGGGTCGCATTGGCGTCGGGTTCGAGCTGAAACCTTCGTATTTCCGCCAAGCTGTCAAGAACATCGCAGCGCTTGGCACCAAGGAGCAGCCGGCCGCTGATCTGTTTGCTGCTGCCAACGACAATCAGCCGGTGCGGGTGGCTGCGTGACCATCCACTACCACGGAACGCCAATCACCCCTCGTTCCGAACTCGTTAAGATGGCGGGCAAGTGCTTCTTCGTGTCCTTCGCCAATCCGGGCGACGCTGAATGGTGCTTGGCCAATGGCCAGTCTGTCGGGTGGGACAATGGCGGATACCCAGCCTTCACTCAAGGCAAGCCCATCACAGATTGGAAGCCATACTACAGATGGGTTGAACAGAAACTTGGCCATCCGCACTGGGCGGTTGTCCCGGACGTGATTGGCGGCGCCGTTGAGGAGCAGCGGGAACTTGTTGCTCAGTGGCCTTTTCCCAAAGAACTATCCGCTCCCGTTTGGCACACAGGCTTGCCGATCGATTACCTACTCGAGCTCGCCGACAATTGGCCGAAAGTCTGCTTTGGGTCGTCTGGACAGTATTGGCAGGTGGGCTCTGACAAGTGGGCAAGAAGAACGGACGAGGCATTCAATGCCCTTGAAAGCCGAAGGCTAAGACCTTGGGTGCATATGCTGCGCGGCCTTGCTGTTTGCGGGGATATCTGGCCGTTCGCCAGCGCCGACAGCACTAACATAGCCAGGAACTTTAAGAACAAAGGAAGTGAGGTGTGCCCGGAAAGGATGGCCCGCCGTATCGACGCAGTTCAGTGCCCAGTCAAATGGATAATGAAAACCAACCACCACGAAGGAGACCTATTCGATGTCGCAGCTTAAGACCCTTTACCTATGCGGGCCGATCAATGGATGCACTGACGAGGAGTGCAAGGACTGGCGCGAGTTCGTGACCGCCAACTGGGATGGCCGCACGCTTGATCCAATGCGTCGCGACTATCGCGGCAAGGAAGACGATTCCGTCAAAGAGATCGTTGAACTCGACAAGATCGACGTTATCGAGTCGGACGTAATTCTGGTAAATTACGACAAGCCGAGCGTCGGTACGTCAATGGAAATCCTCTACGCATTCGAGCGCGGCAAACTTGTCGTGGTCGTGGCCAAAGACGGGACGCGCATCTCGCCATGGATGCGCTACCACAGCCACAAGATCGCACCATCGTTCGAAGCCGCGATGACTTACGTCAGGGAGTTCTACGCATGAGCAAGTGGATATCGTTCGTCCTGTTCATCCTGACTATCCCTGCAGCCAACTGGATGATTGGCAACGTCGGCACCATGTGCATTCCGAATGGACCGTGCATGATCCCGGTGGGCTTAGGCCTTCTGGCACCTAGCGGTGTCCTGCTCGTAGGTATCGCTATGGTGCTGCGCGACTGGATCCACGAACAGCACGGAACACGCGGGGCGCTGGTAGCCATAGCGATTGGCGGCGGACTATCGGCGCTATTTGCTCCGCCTGCGCTTGTGGTGGCCTCTGTGGCTGCCTTCATGCTGGCTGAAGTTGCCGACCTTGCAGTCTACATCCCGTTGCGAAAGCGTGGACTTGGTCTGGCAGTCCTCGGCAGTGGACTGATCGGATCCATCGTCGATAGCGCAATCTTCTTGCTTCTCGCGTTCGGCAGCCTTCAGTTCATCGAAGGCCAGATACTCGGCAAGCTATGGATGAGCGCTCTGGCGTTCGGCTTTCTGCATGTTGCCTCCATCCGCCGCGTGACTGCAGCCCATGGCTAAACTTCCACCAACAGGCCAGCCCATCATCCCATTCACGCCTACCCAGGATACCGACGGCCAGCCGACCGTCTGCAAGGCGTGCGGCTGTCTGGCGTTCGGCATCGGTCGACCTGCGCCTGGATCAAAAGACCCTGGCTATCTCTGCAAGCCGTGCATCGTAGCGATAGGAGATCTAACGAAATTGGACAGGGTATCGATCTACGAAGTCAAGGCGCTTGAAAAGGGCGTCGAGGCCGTCGGCGAGTGGATTGCATCGAACGGCAACCTGACTGACTTGGCGCACTATGATGAGCTCATGCAGCTGATGCTGGTCAAGGCGGCGTGGGAAGGCTGCGCGCGGGGGGTCCGTGAGGCGTTGCGGGAGGCGCCGTTTTGATGCGGGCGATGAAGGTTCTTGTCGCATGCGAGTTCTCGGGGACCGTTCGCAATGCGTTCCTCGACCGCGGACATGACGCATGGTCTTGCGATCTGCTCCCAAGCGAGGATGGAAGCAATCGTCATATTCAAGGCGACGCTCGCGATCTACTTAACGATGGATGGGATTTGCTTATGGTAGCGCATCCGCCTTGCACGCGGCTCTGCAACAGCGGCGTTCGCTGGCTATCTGCGCCTCCTCCGGGGCGCACAGCAAGCGACATGTGGGCTGAACTTGATGAGGGTGCGGAGCTGTTTTCTGCGTTCTGGAACGCGCCAATCGAACGTATCGCGATCGAGAACCCTGTCATGCACAAGCACGCGAAGAAGCGGATCATAAACTATCGTGATTTCGCGCAGAGCGTACAACCTTGGCAGTATGGTCACCCTGAAACCAAGCGCACCTGCCTTTGGCTCAAGAACCTGCCGAAGCTAACGCCCACCAAAGTTGTCGACGGACGTATCGCCCGGGTGCATCGAATGCCACCCGGGCCAGACAGGTGGCGAGAACGGTCAAGGTTTTTCGCCGGAATTGCCAACGCGATGGCTGACCAGTGGCCGCGTTCATTCTTTGGTGGCCTGCCGCAGTATGCCAACGACAACAATAATCTGGAGATTGCAGCCTAATGGCCAAAATAAACTTCAAGCCACCACGTTCTGTGTCAGACAGAGCTCCAATCGATGTTGCCCGCTCGTATATCGCAGCGGGCATTCCCGTTTTTCCATGTCGAGAAGCAACGATCGAAGGTGTCGACCACACCACCGGCGAGTTAATAGAGTTCGCCGAGAAGTCGCCGTATACAGCATACGGTCTCAAAGACGCCACCACGTCGGCCCGCATCATCAATATTTGGTTCGGCGACCGGCACGCAGGCGCGGCCATAGGTGTACCGACTGGCGAGAAATTGGCGGGATGGGTTTTGGACCTAGATCGCCACGACGACAGGGACGGCCATAAATGGCTGGAGGCCATGGAGGCGCAGCACGGCCAGCTACCGCCAACGGCTCGCGCATCTACGGCTAACGGCGGTACGCATATATTCTTCAAGCATGTCGTCGGCATAAGGAACCGCGCTGCAATTGCACCAGGTGTCGATACGCGTGGCGACGGTGGCTATATTCTGGCGCCTGGATCCGTGATGGCGGACGGTCGACGCTATGTGTGGAAGGATTGGGAGGAAGATGGCATTCCTGAATTCGCGGATGCTCCGGCGTGGCTTGTCGACATGGTCATCACGAAGGCGCCTGCCGCAGTTGAGCGCGTCAAATCCGAATATACCTACAGGCCGGCAGATGATACCGGTGCAACAGCATACGCGTCGAAGTCCTTCACGATGGAACTCGACAAGCTGATATCTGCGCCAAAGGGTCAACGCGGCCAGCAGCTATTCGCCAGCGCCTGCAATATCGGCGAATTCGTCGCCGGCGGATACATCTCACGATCGGAAGCGGAGGCCGGATTGTTCGATGCAGCAACTTCGAATGGCCTTGTTGGAACCGACGGTGATCGGAAGACTTGGGATAAAATAAAGCGCGGCCTCGACAAGACGGCCAATTCGCCTCGACAAATACCTGAACGAGCCAACGACAATGGTTCTGATCCTGAGGATTTGAAAGCCTTCGCCGAGCGGAATAGAGCTAAGAAGGACGCCCCGTCCGCAGCTACGGTTGGCGTGTCACCAACCGGTGACATTGCGGCCGAAGCAACAGCCACACCCAAGAAGCGCGAGCGGTTCGAATGGACATGGTTCGACGAGATCGAGGAGGGCAAGCCGAAGGAAACAATCCTTAAAGGTTGGCTAGGCGTTGGCGAGTTCACGACCATCTCAGGCTTGCCTGGCACCGGCAAGAGCGTGGTGGTCACCGACATAGCCTGCCACATAGCTGCCGGCATGGAGTGGCACGGCAAGAAGGTCAAGCAGGGCCTCGTGGTCTACGTCGCAGCTGAGCGCAAGAAGCTGACGGAGCGGCGAATGATGGCCTTTCGCAAGCACCATGACGTACACAACGTGCCACTCTTGGTTATCGGTGGACGGCTCGATTTCACAAAAGACCTGAAAGACGCTCGAGATTTGATCGCCGCTATCCGTGAGGCCGAGACTATCACGGAGATGAAGTGCGTCTGGGTTATCATCGACACGCTCACACGTGTGTTTGGTGGTGGCGACCAGAACGCCAGCAAGGACATGACGCGGTTCGTCCAGTCGTGTGACGAGATCCTGGCGGAGACGAAAGCGCACGTCACAGCCATTCATCACAGTGCATGGAGCGGCGAGCGAGGTAAGGGGGCCATCGATCTTGATGGCGCCGTGGACGCCAGCTTCATGGTCAAAAAGGAGGGCAATAAGCACAGGCTTGTCTGCGATGGCACCAACGACGGCGAGGAGGGTGACGTCCTGGCCTTCAGCATGAAGTCTGTCCCGATCGGCGTTGACGAGGATGGAGAGGCCACCACGGCGCCGGTGGTGGTGCTGGCGGAGGAGACGCAGATGCGGTCTGGCTCTGACATGCAGAAGAGCAAGAACGCAAGGGCGTTTGATCTTCTCGTGGCACTGACTGAGCGTGACGGGGTTGATCCGGAGACGTCAGGCTATCCATCTGGTGCGAGGGTAGTGTCGCCTGAGACGTGGAAGGCCGCGGTTCACGCCGACGACAGCGATCGCATGTCACCTGAGGCGAAGAAGAAGCGGTTCCAGCGCGCCAAGAAAGACCTTCTTGCCGATGGCCTGATTGGCGAAAATCCTCAGTGGGTATGGGTCATTCCGACGGATGCGGACGAAGACGAAGAATAGCTACCGGGACAAGCGGGACATTCCGGGACAAATTGGCAATGTCCCCAACGATATCAAATGCTTACGGTATATCGGGACAAAACGATATGTCCCGATATCATACCAAAGGTTGAGCGGAGTGAAAAATACAGAAAACACCGGGACAATCGTATTTTGCTAATATACAGTTTGTCCCGGCATTTGTCCCGATACGAAACGTGAACATTCAGGGGCGGGACAACCGGGACAAACCGGGACAAAAACGCAATGTCCCCAACAATATCAAAGACTTAGACGAAATCAGGACATTTCACTTTTATCTATTTTGTCCCTCGAACATCCTAACGGGACAAAAACCCCACACCCCTTTAGGGGTGGGTGTTGTCCCGGTGTTTTGTCCCGGTATTGTTTTGAAGAAAAATAGCAGCGGAAATACCAGACGGAAATAACCACCACCACATAGGAGACAGCATGGCCAAAGCTACCACCCATACCACTCGCATGGACGGCAAGCGCGTTCGCATCAGGACCAGCGCGTCCGGCAAGGTAACCGTCACCGACGCCGGCCCAAAGGAATGGGAACTGCAGGCAGCGCAAGTCCGCGCTCTTCGCGCTATGCCGGAGTACGGCAGGCGGTTCCTGTTGGCAGGTGACCAGAATAGCGCCAAGCGTGGCCCGCGAGCACAGATAGAAGCGATCGCTGCGGGGATGACGCCAGGAGAGGCTGACGTGAGGATCTATCTCGACTACGGCCGGCTGCGGATGATCGAGAACAAGGTTGGCAACGGCAAGCTGTCGCCGGCGCAGATCGCAAGGCATGCGGCACTTCGTCGTCTTGGTCACGACGTCGAAGTCTGTCGCGCGACGACCTGCGATGATGCTGCAGCGCAGGCGGTGGGCATGGTCCTAGGATGGCTGGCAGCCAACGACAATCAATCTGAACGGGTCGAAGCCGTTTCTTGACAAATTTGTAAGTTTACATCAGCTTAAACCTACCAAATCACCACGACATTGCACCACCACCAGATCGAGGGGACAGCATGGCACGACACTCATCGCTCGCCGATCAGCTCAAAGGTTTGAGAATTTATGCGACGAAGCCAGACCACGAACCGGAGCCTATTCAAACGAACTGGTCATTGGTCGCGGCGAACGACAACGACAAGGAGGACATCGAAGGGATGCGTGTCGAGCGTCGCTGGCGCCTCAAGCCATCGATAGAAGAAATCATGCGCTCTGTTCATTCCGACGACGTAGAACGCAACGGCGATGGCCAGACCGTCAGGATTGGCTCTATCCGTTTCAGCGATGGCACCCAGACGGAATTAGCTCACAAGCTTACCATCGACGGCAAGGTTGTCTCTTTTCGCGCACGCATGCCAACAGGTTCCATGATGGGAACCAAGGATGCAGCTGAAAGCCAGCTTGGTGCCGAGGAAGACAGCCAAGCCACAACGGCCAGCAATCGGTTTTTTGCTGAGTTGCTAGGCACGCTTCCGCATCGGTATCGGGCAGGCGGCAAGCGCCGGAAAGGCAGGAACTACACGATCCATGAGGCGAGGGCGATGCTTGATGAAGCCTACGCCAACACGCCAGTGCTGCCGGCAGTGAAGCGTTACCAAACCGGACTGCCATGCGGCTCGCAGAAGATGTCTCAGGTATTTCCTGGATTGGTCAAGACGTGCACCGGCGAGAGCGGATCGATGATGTGGCAGGATATCGTTTCCGCGAAACTAGACCGGCAGGTATGGGCGGAGACAATCGCTCGATTGCCAAAGGCTGACGTTGCCGTGCTCGACACCGCCGTTAAGGCGAAGAACATGCGGGAGATTGGATCCTCGTCGGGCTTCACGGGCAAGACGGCGGAGCGTCGCGGGAAGAGGGCGCTTATGGCCGCGAATGACAATTTGATGGAAGCCATCAAGGCAGCCGCTGCGTAGATGTCCCTTTTTGCGATTTCGAAGGGTGTGTGTGTGAAGGGGTCGAGCAACTGCTCTGCCCCGCATCCTTTCGGTGCGCGATATATTACAGCGACCGAGGCTCGGCCAGTGATGAGCCGGGCCTAACTATTGGCAGTTCTAGGGTCTGACCCGCGACATCGCCTCGTTGACCGGCATCGGTCCTGCGGTGGCTGCCTCTCTCGTACACCGTGGCAGCGTCTCTGCGCTTCGTATGCGCCCACGGTACTGTATTGCCCTGGCGCCGCCTCCTCCGGCGACATGGCAGTCGTGCGGCTGCTTGAGGTCCGGATAGATAAACCGGGTGCCTCGCAGCCGCTTTTGTTTTCTCCTCAAAGCAGGATCCCCGCACATGTCCAAATTCATCGCTTGGCTGAAAAGCCTGTTTTCAAAAGGAAAAGCCGAAATGACCGATCTCGTCGCTGGCGCTGAAGGCGCCGTATCCGCCGTCGCCACTGATGTCGTCGCTGCCGTCGATGCCGTTCCTGGCGAAGTTGCCGCTGCTGTCGCCGATGCCAGCACGTTCGTTGCGGCTGCTGAAGCCGATGTGGCCAAGGTCGTCGCTGCTGCCCCCGCGATTGTCACTGAAGTCGTCGACGAGCTCGATGCCGCAGCAGCCAAGATCAAGGCTGTCTATGACAAACTCGGCATCGACGTGCATGCGTGGGCCGAGATCGTGGCACTCGCCAAGGCGCTGTGATGGGCGACGACGCAGCCAAACGGGCCGGCTTCCCCAAATCCAAGCCAATAACCATCAGACAAATCCCGCCAACATAGCTCAGTCGGAAGAGCGCCGTTTTTGTAATTCGGATGTCGCGGGTTCAACTCCTGCTGTTGGCTCCAAATACTGCGGGATAGAGCAGTCCGGTAGCT